CCAGGATTAAGAGAAAACTGAGTAGTCGCAAAGGTAACACTACCGGCGACGTCAGCGATATACTCATCTTCCACTTCAACACGACTCTTCCGACCGCGAGCAGAAGCTCCGGAAGGAAAGAACGTGGACAATTTGGGGTTCTTCGCCAATTTGAAGAACCTAGACAAGGGACCATTCGTATCAGTGCTCGTAAGCACCGCGGACTTAGGTCTAGTCATTTTGGCATTTCGGGATTTTCGAGGCATTGGTTTAGTATTGGATTCCGCAAACCAAGCGGGACTATTCATCTCTATCAAACCGATAAGTATAAACAAATCGGGAGTTCCGTGTAGTCTCTCGGCATTTTAGCCACATAGTGACATTTAGCACGTAATTCTTTACATCTTTACCAGAGAAGGTAGAGAAAACGTTTTGGACTATTACTGATAGAAACCCAATGGGCAGTTTTACGACATGCTCGGGTCAATCCCTTCAATCTACAATCCAACCACATCGTAGTACTCATCCACCCCTATAGGGGGTTCTGGTGCATGGACATCAACGGTCTTATATTCATAATGAATTAGACCATAAGATCCCTTATGCATCACTGGATAAGTATGACGATATAGGACTCGGTCAGATCGACCTTTATAAGGAAAGATCGGGGCGAGAGGAGGGCAAGGTGATTTCTTAGTGGTAAAACATCGGGCTTTCCAATAATCACAGATACCACGGAGAGACATAGGATGAAGATGATGGCCAAATTTTGTTTTAATGAAATTTGGCGCATAATTAGAACAGGAATTTCCTGTCTGAACCTGTCCAGTGGCACGGAATGCATAAGCAATACGCGCAACCCAAGGATCTTCATCGAATAACTCTTCAAAATCACGGGGAACATACTCTCCAATCACCAGTCTGGGATTCAAGACCGTACCAGCAAATTTCGCGAGAGGAACTGAAAATCCTTCACGAGAAAACAGCTGTAACTCAGGGCTTGAAACAAACTGTGAAGCCATTCGTCTCTGCACACGGGAGAGGTTTTTAACCCAATCCTCTGGTGCAAATGAAGGATCTAAACCGAAACCACCAAGGTGGCTCGGAAGATACCAACAAGGACGGAAATATTTGCCAAAACAACGATTCTCAAATCTGGACAAACACTGAGGAACGCAACATGCGGACCAAGGTAAGTTCAGAATCATCCTATTTAGGTCGCGAGCGGCCAAAAGAGGGGTAGAATCGGATTCACCACCTTTGAGGGAGATGCCAGTTATTACCTTCTGCGAAAGATAAGTTCTCTTAACCATTCTTCGAGCGCCTTCAAAAGAGCGTTCAATAAAAGTTTGAGAATTCATCATGCAGAAATA